CACGGCCCGATAGCACCCAAAGTGCAGCCTGAGGCTGTTCAGGTCCTAGAGGACTTCAAGCAGGATATTGGAGACCTTGGGTATGAGGAGGATATGTTTGCTTACCCAGACATGTCCCCAGTGACCGAGCGAGAGTCACTCGTAAAGCATCTGAGACTCTTCGGAGAGCGCGTGAGAAGCGCCACGAAGTTGCCGACAGAGGCGGAGAAGAAACGATGCGCGTCCATTGTGTCCCAACAGATGCAGGCCGCGTCCTTCACGCCGAACGAGAACTACCGCACGGAAGCAGGAATCTTAGATGTGATCCACTCGTCCATCATCGATCCGAAAAAGGCCAGCGGCTACCCATATTGCGAATTGGGGCAGCCAACAAACAAGCAGGTACTTGCGGCATACGGCGAGAAAGGATTTGCAACGCACGTCATCAACAAGTGGAACGAACTGTCGTTCCAGGTCAAGAACTTCCTCAAGGGGGAGCCAACGAAGAAGACCAAGCTTGCGAAGGGCATGCCGCGCTGCATCGAGGGGTTTCCTCTACATGTAACTGTCAAGCACGCATCAGTCTTCCGCCAACTCAGCATAGCACTGGTGAAACAGTGGCGCAACACACCCATCAAGTTCGCTTTCTCCCCCGGCAACACCGGACACATTGAGCACCTCGCGACGACATTGCCAGGAGCCGTGTGGGAGAGCGACAAGTCCAACTGGGACTACATGATGATGGGATGGATAGCGGACTGTTCACGCGACGTAGTGAAGATGTTGGCTCTCAAGCCACCGTCCTGGACTGAGGAGCAGCATGAGCTGTACCTACAGGACATCGACGGATGCTTCAAGCAGGTCTTTGAAGAAGCGACCTACAGAACGTCGGACGGCCACACTTATAAGCCCAAAGAAAAGGGGATTATGAAGAGCGGCTGGTTCATGACCATCGGAGTGAATTCGATATCGCAACTAGCGGTGCACGTAATGTCGTGCATCCGACTAGGAATGTCAGACGATGAGATTCTTGCCCTCGCCATTGTAGCGGGGGGTGACGATGTGAACCAGGAACCTGTTCCTGCCGGTGTTGAAGCATACACACAAGCGGCGCGTGAGCTCGGTGTGGAGATGGAGATTCATCAGCGTGAGTCTCTGTACCACTCCGAGTACTTCTCGAGCGATTTGCGCATGGGACCAGAAGGACCTCAGTTCTTCCCCAAGCGCTGGACGAAGCACATCGAACACCTGAGAGTGGTGAAGCGAGAGTTCCTTGGTGAGGCGCTCTGCTCCCACATGGAAAACTACAGGCACGATGCGACCAAGTTTGACTTGCTCCAGAAGATGTACCGGGCTTTGAATGAGAAGTATCCCGCCGACTTCCCCGAAAACCGCCTCCAGTCACGAGCTTTGCTGCTTGCTAAGCAGTACGGCTACGAACACGCGG